TGGAAGACATTTTAGATACTGGATTAGTCTGATGATTTGATCTACTTTAGCATCATTTTCATCATCAACACTGTCAAAAATATCCCAATTAGTGATACGAGTTAAGTTTCTACCTGTTTTGTATTCGGGGAGTAGGTACCTCCTATTAGTGGAGGCACCCACTCCATCGAATACTATATATATAGAGGTAGGTTGTATTTGGTTTATAAGAGAACCTAACGAACGTAAAAACCCAGACAACCCCCCTATATGTGTGCCTGTGTGGTTAACAAATTTAAGCATAGCAAAATTACGCAAAAATAAGTTTAAACCATCAATAAACACCACCCTCTCATGTTGACCAGGTTTAGCAGTCGGTTCCCCTTGCTCAATGTTATTGAGCATTTCCAAATAATCCTTCCTATTCATTAATCAGGTTCTTTTTCGAAGTGAGAAATATCTTGTACTTCCTGATCTTCTTCCATGATATCAAAATCAATACCTCCTAAAATGGCTCTCCAAGCTTCTGCATGAGCGTCCTTGTAGGTTTTAATTTCTTTATCATTATCATTGATAAACCCATGAGGCGTCATAACAATTTTACCTCTGGTAGTAACTCCATTAATGTGGTTTTTATCAATCTGAACATTGGTACGTTTAGCGAATTCTACCTGCTTACCATCTTTGATTGCTTTAATTTTAGATGTACCCGCAGACATTACATTGCCAAATGTTACTACAAATGTTGAATCAAACCACATAGCGTATCCACCTTTGTTCATTAACTTAGGTTGACCCATAGGTGATTCAGGTTTAAGTGTCCACACCTTATTAATACAAACTAATGTATTAGTATATGGACTACTTTCTTTACGTGAAAGAACAATACGCTGGTTTACATTGTTACCAAATTGGGTAGACATAGCTCCAGCATTCCATTCATTATTATTTTTATTTGATTTAAGTGACATTTCGCATGGTACTGAGCCAATTGAGTCCCACAAGAACAATAGATCGTAAGGTAGGTTACCTTTCTTTTGTTCATCAATCAAATCTAAAATAAATGCTGCTACGTCTTCAATAGAATTAATAGTTTCTCTATCTACATAAATAAAGTTACCATTATAATCTGTAATTTCACCAGTTTCTTCATCAACTACTTCGTTGATTTCAAGACCCATCATTTTGGCATGTTCCCAACTCCATTTCATCTCTGTGATAATAAACACAGGGAGTATTCCTCGTTTCTGGCCGGAGACAGCCGCCTCAATTAAGGCGGTTGTCTTACCGGTATCAGAATGGCCTCTTAGTAGAACAATATGTCCTGCAGGTATGCCTGGGATTGAAGTTACATCCTGGAATGCTTGGGAAAGTGGGATCCATTGTTGAGGTTTAAACTTAGCATTAGCATTAAGCATTTTCTTTTCCTTGAACTTACCAAGGTCGAAATTTGCTTTAAGCTCTTGGGATACAGCCTCTGTAAGTGATGCTTTTTTCCTAGGCATTAGCTAAATAATTCATCAAATTGATCTACTTTGCTCGTTTTTGTTGGGGGAGTCTTTAGAGCATAATTGTTTTGAGACCCCCCATTATCAAAAGGGAGGTCGTCGCCTTTTCCTTCATCAATAATGTCTCCTTCTTGAGCTTCATCTTCAGGTGCCAAGAATGTTTGGAGATTGTTTTTCATATCCTCAAATGAATAACGCTTAAACACGTCAAGAGGATTTGATTGGTTATCTAACCAGCTTTGGATCTGGTCGGCATCACCAAGTGGGGTTTGCTTAGTCTTAACACGAACCGAAGACTTATTATAAGCGGTTCCTGTTACCTCAGGGCCTACAGTATCAACTGTAATGTCACGTCCCTGATGAATGTCAGTGTAGTCACCAATATCGTCATCATCAGCAAGTGAAAGGAATTCGAGGTAAGTATTTTTACCAAACTGCCAAAGCTTAACACCTTGATCTTCTTCACCACGTACAATTACAGGTACGAAGATACGCATTTTAGGGTCAAGCTTCTTAGCCAAACGCCAATTTTCCTTATCACTAGTTGTACGAAGTTGCTTCGCAAACTCAACGATTGGGTCCTTTTCACCATAATTGATAGGTGAAATCATAACACGTTCACCAATCCCATAGTGAAAGTATACTTCCGTAAAAGGATTTGCTTTGTTAAACTTATTAGGTACAATACGTACTACCTGTTTACCAATGCTTGGTTTCCAAAATAGGCTCTTATCAGAACCTCCATTTCCCTTATTTTGCTGCTGTAGGGAATTCAGCTTACTGCGAATTGCGTTTAAATCCATAATATAACTGTTTAAAATGTAACTTTCGATAAATATAAAAAAAAGCTTGACCGAAGCCAAGCTTAATTTAAAATATTTTTTATTTTTACTGGGTGATTCTAAAAAAGGTTTGTTCTAGAACTTCTCCATTTTTTACCCTTTCTCCAGCACTAAGTATCTCATCTTTAGGATTATCAGTTTTCATTGGATCAGCTTTAGGTATTTTACTTTCAAGTTCTTTCATAACCTTATCTGTAGGGCTGTCTTTTATATAAATAACAAGTAAGTTTTCTTGAGCAGGAATCTTATCATAACTAAATAAAGCATAAGGTTTTTTAGGATTGTTTCTTAAATCAGTAAGTTGTTTGGGGGAAGGATTTCTATCAAAATTTTGTACCCCTCCTCCAGCTTGTGCTAACTTAGCAAATATAGGTTTAAAAAAATCTGGGAGGGGTTTATTTACGCCTTCATTTAAATGACCCTCAACACCACCTTCTGCTAAATATTTTTTATAATCAAAGCTCATATTTTCTATTTTTTATTGATAAATATTACAAAACCGTTAAAGTTCAATAATCTTGTGAATCCTTGTCTTTAATTGTCTTAACTCATTGTGCTGAGTGAGCAAAATGGTGTTTCTGTAATGTTGCCAATTCACCTTATATCTCACATCAACTACCCCTCCGTTTAAAGACTTAATTAGTTCGTTAAGGGCGTTAATTGTATATAAAGTATTGGATTCTTTTTTTCTGTGGACTAATATGGTTTCGGGTAAAATTCTCTCTACGCTGCTCGGCTCTACGTTATATGTACAAACATATTCGTCATTACTTTTTATATATAAAACAAAAATCTTTTTATAGAGTATATCGTAGCTAGATTTTACCTCCAATAATGTCCTCTCTAAATCCTCTAAAGAAGTAAAGGTACAAAATAGCTTGTTGTTCATGCTTGGGCTTTATATATAAATATCACACCCTTTCTAAAGAACTATAATTGGGACCCGCCTCTACTTTAGTAGAAAATCCATATTTCTTAAATACAGCGAGGATAGACAACACTACATATTTCTCATCTTTGGATACATCTAACAAGAATGAATCATAAGTATAATGAACAATCTTAGTTTCACTATTTTTGAGTATATGTATCATTTCTTCTAAAATAAGCACATTATAATACGTTTCCGTGTTTTGAAGTATGTAATTAAACAGCTTTTGGGGCTTCATATCTGTTTTAAAAACATACCCAGATTTACACTTGTATTCTTCCTTACTACTTATATCCTCTATATATTTTTCTACACGCTTAAAGAACTCTAACTCTTTATATTCCTTAAATACCCCTCCGTATAGCTGTTTAAAAGTTAACTCCTTAGCCTTTTTATAATCAACTCCATACATGTCAGCAAATGCTTGGTGTATGTCTTCATGCTCAAATTCATATCCTACCAATTGTGCCGCTAATGTAGGGTGATAAGCACTAATATCAATCTCTAATAGAAAATCGTTTTTGGGTATAAACGCTTCTCGACAACCACTTTTTTTATCCAACGCCATATAATTTACACCACCATAAGTGTTTGAGGGTCGCGTAGTAGTTGTTTTTAAATTAAAGCACGTATAAACATGATCCCAAGGAGTCACATTAGCTTTAAAATACTTTTCAAATAACTCGGGATCTACCTTAATTCCCTCTTGTTCAATCCAATAAAACACATTTGTAGCTTTGGTGTTATAAAACTCAAAGTGTGGTGGTTTCTCCATAGAAAACACATGTTTAACCGCGTTGAATATCGTTTCACAACGTTCATAATGCTTTACTATGGGAATGATGCTACCTATATTGGCTATGTTAGGGTATTGCCTATAGAAAAAATCGTGGCATGGGAATGAGTCTGGGATATCTGTAGGATATATATAGTCTATGTCGCTAAGCTTTTTATTAGGTGCTATATTTAAAAATGCTTTCCTATCCCTTACAAATATTTCATCAAAACTATATATTAGATCATAAATTTCATCCATACCACAACTAGTGGTTTCGCTATGTTGTAGTACAACTATAAATCCTTTTTTATAGTTTACTTCCCTAATATAAAACCCTTGGATTCCCCTATGGTAAGGGTGAACGTTTTCATTAGACCATATAGGTTCAACAAAAACTTTTTTAAATCCTTTTTCTCTAAGTTGGGCTAATTGTTCGTTATTCTCTATAAGCCAAAACATTCATCCCAATATACGAACAAGGGCATCAGCAACCAAATCTGGGGTTATAGATTTTGAGCATTCGAAATGTCTGTTTGTATCTTTATGGTGGGGGCACCATTTCCAATCCCCAGGGTCTAATCTATGAGTATTAAAACATCCACTGCAAACATTAGGAGAAGCACTAATCCTTTCACAGTCCTGGAATTCAGTGTATTCTTCACTAAACCCAGAAATTAGTACAGTAGGGGTACCTAATGCCCAACTTATCCATGACAATCCACTTCCTATCCCAATAAAAGCTTCTGCGTTTAGTATATCAGTAAATCTTTCTTGGAGAGGGATATCACCTGTTTTATTTATAACATTTTGCAGTGTACCCCCTAATTTAGAGTCGTGCCAAGCATCTCCTAAAGGTTCTTGACATAATAAAACTACTTTATATCCTGCTTTATTTAGCCAATTTATTATATACTGCCATCCTTGTTCGTAATGCCAATATGAAGAATGTTTACTTCCATGGGGGGCTATTACAACATATTTTTCTTTTATATTGTTATTTGGATTTTTTACATAAATTTTAGGTTTAATTTCTTTATACTGTAACCCTAAAATGTCGCTTGCAGTTTTTTGTAAAGGGTATTTCCTAAAGTCTGTAGGGTTTGAAGATAGTTTTGGAGTGTTGTCTTTATTGTAGTACCATCCAATTCGGTATAAAGCATATATATCATGAACCACACTACCAGGATCCGTAAAATTAATTTCAGGATATTGTTTATAAAACCAATCATTATGAAAAGTTGAGCAAATTACTTCACACTTATGTTTTTTTCTAAATTCTTCTACATAAGGAAACCATGCTATAGTATCCCCTAAAGATTTAGAATCTAAATGTATATAAATTCTTTTATTTTTACAATTAAATATATGTTCTTTTACTTTAATATCATCTTTCCAAACTTCTACTCTCCATTTTACAAAATAAATCATACTAGGTTTAGTCCACATTCCATCTGTTATAGTATCTACCCATACTAAATCATTATTTTTATGGTTAAAAAATTTAACTGTGTAATTGGTTTTGGAAGGACTAGTAATTGCAACTTTTGCACCGTCTATAAAAGAAATATCTATTTTATCTTTAACTGTGTAAGAATGCTTTTTTGTTAAATTGTCATATATCATAACTTTAATTTTTCTAAAATTATACTTTTAGTTTTTTCTAAATTATTATCTATAAAAGTTATTAGATTATTATTATCGTAAGTATTTTCATACGTATGGAGTTTTCTCATTATAACAGGAAGTTTATAAGAAAGAGACTCTTTAACTACTAAAGGATTTAATTCTAGAATACTACTAAAATAAAATAGATCAGCTGCTTGTAGAAATTTTTCTACATCATTTCTTTCCCCCCATACTTTACAATTCTTAGGTTTATTTTTTATTAGAGGACCCCAATAATCTTCAAAATTGCTTGCTTGGTTTCCTATAAAGTGGAATATTATATTTTTATCTACAAGTTGTTTAGCAACTTTAAATACCTCACTTTGATTTTTACCAGGGGTAAATAATCCTACGTTAATTATGTGTTTATAATTAGGATCAAATTTTAATTCTTTTTGGTATTTTTCTTTATTAGGGGTTAAATCCTCAATAGGATACTCCCAAATGTCACAAGGAACATTTACTACAGATTCAAATTTATTTTTACTCCATTCAGATACTAAAATAAATTTATCAGGAGTTGAAGTTAGAGTAGAAGGATTTGTATTTGAAGAATGAGTAGTAGATATAATAGAATATTGGGATAAACTAAATATTTTTTGTAATATAAGAGGATCTATAAA